CGATGGTCGAGCTTGGGGAACTTCGCGACCTGCTCTTTGAGCGAGCGTCGCGCCTGCGGGAGATACGACGAGTGAAAGGTTGCGTACCAGTTCCGCGCTCGGCGGGTTTTGCAGAGCACGAGCCAGACGACGTTGGGGTAGCGTTTCATGGCTTCCTGCTTTCCCTCTGCCACTCAAACGCGATCGCGCGGTACATGCCCGTCAGGTCTTCGAAGTCCGTGGGCGGTGTCGTCTCGCGGAAGCCGACGAAACCTTGCGCGCCGCGGTAGGTGGAAGTTCCGTGCGAAACTCGGTGCTTCCCGCAGTCCCAGATCTGAATGCTAAGCCGGCGTTTCCCGCGCGTGCAGGTCATTAAATAGACGACGCAGCCGCCCCCTCGCGCGGGCTTGCCGTCGTCGACGAACCCGAGGTTCCTGGCCTAGCGCAAGAGCTGGCGCTTTTCTCTTGTGTTCACAATCGCACCGCTTTCGTCTTCTTTGGCAGCCGGTAACGCATCGGCTTGTCCATTCGTTCCTCAGCGCCGAACCACTCCAATTTGCCCAGCGTCACCAGGTCTCCGCGCGAAACTTCGGCGTGGATAGACGCTTCATTTCGCCGCCTCTTCCAGTCGCGGCTCCGCAACCAAGTGCGCGTCGTCTGAGATGTCAGAACCCAGGAACCGCCGGCACTGCTGAAGCGCGGCGACACCGACAGAGCCCGACCCCATGAACGGATCGGCGACGATCTCGCCCGGCTCCGAGCTCTGGCCGATCAGAAGCTCGCTCAGCTTTACCGGCTTCTCCGTCGGGTATCCGTTGCGCACGCGCGGAATGCTCAGCACGTCGGCAATCCCGAGGTCGCGCAGCCTGCGCTCGCCCTTCTCGAAAAACATCACCCATTCGTGCCGGGCTCTGTAGTGGTAGCCCATGCCGATTTGGACTTTATCCCACACGATTGCTTTCCAGAATTTGAAGCCGGCGGCCTCGGCGAGCGGCTTCGCGAAGAACCCCGTCTCCTGATCGCACATCATGTAAAAATGCGAATTGCGAGCGAGCGCGCGGTACGTCGCTGCGAACAGCTCGGGAAAGCGGCCGTTTGGAAAGATTTTGAACCAGGCATTGCTCGATCCGTCGCTCACCTTCAGGCGCGTCGTCGTGCCCTTGGCGCGGTGCTTCTCGAGCGACTCATAGGCGGGGTCAGTGATCACGAGATCGACGGAGCCGGGCTGCAGCGATTGCAGCCACTCGACGGCATCCATTTGGGCGAGCCGGAATTTCTCGCCCGGTGAAAGTGGCGCTCCGCCAAGATCGCCGTTGTCCGCGTGCTTGCCCATACCCTCGGCCATGCCTTCGCTCACGCCGTGATCGCTGTAGACCGCGCAGAGCTGGGCGACGGCGCCCCAGGCTAGGCCCGCGTCGATGCCTTGGCGGCGCTGCTCGGGCTTGGCGTCGTCGAGCCGACCCGGCTTCGTAAAGAACCCGTGGGAGGCATACGGAGCCTCGACGCGGTCGATTGAATCCCGGAGCTCAGCCAACTCTTCAGCGTCGAGCTGGGTCAGCTCCTCGAACAGCTGCCCGGCTTTCACGCCGTCGGTGGTGGTGCCGCGCTTGGCTGCTGGCGCGGGCGTCTCCGCGGTGAACGTGGGCGTCGTACTGGCGGCGGTCATGGTCTCTTGTCTTCTGGGGTCCATTTGGGGCTCTCGTGTGTGGGGTTTGGGTGGTCAGTTGGATTCGGAGCCGAACGCGGCGAGCGCGCAGGCGATGTCTTCGAGCGCCTCGAAAGCCAGCTGCAGGGCTTTCTCTGCCTCGGGAGATGTCACCTCGCCCGGGTCCAGGCGGCGGATCGCGGAAGCGAAAGCGTGCAGCTTCTCGGTATCAGGGCGCAGCGCCTCAATCCGCGCCAGGGCGGCCGCCTCCTGCTCCTTCTGGAGCCAAGCCGCATCCTCAGCCGCGACGCGATCTTGCTCCGCCTTGGCTCGGGCGTTGGCCTCGGCGGTGATGGCGGCTTGGCGCTCGAACTCGAGCCGGTCGAGGCGTTCCTTTTCGGCTGCCACGGCCCGGCGCTCGTCCTCGACCTTTTGCCGCTCGGCTGCTGCCCGGTCGCGCTCTGCCTTTTGCTCGTCCTCGAGCTTGCGTCGCTCTGCCGCCAGGCGTTCACGCTCCGCCTTTTGCTCAGCCTCTACGCGCTCGCGCTCGATTCGAGCAGCCTCGTCGCGTTTGGCCTTCTCGGCGCGCTCGATAGCTTCCCTGGTCTCGCGTGCCTTGCGTTCCTCAGCTTCGCGGGCGGCACGTTCGGCCTTCTCGCGCGCTTCGGCTTCAGCGCGCTCGGCAGCCATCCGAACGCGCTCGGCTTCGAGCTCCGCCTTCTGGCGATCGATCTCGGCCTGCTCGGCGTCCCGGATTGCCTTTAAGCGAGCTTCCTCGGCTTCGCGCTCCGCTCGGATAGCGGCCTCGATCTCCGCCTTTTCGGCGGCCTCCTTCGCGGCTTTCAAGCGTGCCTTTTCGGTGTCGACGGCTTGCTTGGCCGCAATCAACGGCTCTTCGATCGCCTCGAGTAGCTCGGTAAAGTGCTTTTTCACGGCGTCGACTTTGCGCCCGTAGGCCAGCGAATCGGCCTTCAGCTCCTTGTGCGTTTCTGACACTCCGACGCGGAGGTCACGCAGCTTTTGGATCGCCTTTTTGCCGGCCTCGTAGTTCTTAGGGGTGTCCCAAGTGATGGGCGCGAACTCCGTTTTCAGCGTGGCGACCAGTTCCTCTGAGACGCTGAAGAGCTTCGCGATCTCCTCTTCCGACGCGATGAAGCGCGAGAGGTCGGTGTTCGACACGACCTCGGACGCGAAAACTTCGGGCTCGGTAGTCAGGATGCTTGCTTGGGCCATGGTCTTTTCTCGTGTGAAGTAGGTGCGCAACGGGCCGCCCCGAGGGGGCGAGGCGGACCCGTTGACGAGTCGGTTCATCCCCAGAATTTATCGGTGTCGACGTCTTGGTTTTGCGCTGGCGGCGCCTGGCCGCCGTTGCCACCCGTACGCGGATAGACCCGCGGTCGATCGCTCGGCGGCGCAGCGACAACACCCTCGTCGTCGCCGCGCTTGCCGCACCAAATCACGGTGGGATTGCATCCCCTCCAGCGACGCCACTCGGACAGCTTTTCGAGTTGCTTCTTGTTCTGCTCGACGTATTGCCCGCCCTCAGCAATGCTCTTATTGCAACGCTCGATGTACCAATCGAGCTGTTTGAGCGTGCACTCGCTCGCGTACGTGTTGCCTCCGTTGCTGTAGAGCGCGAAATCGAAGCGTGGCTGCTGCGGTGCCTTAATCGCAGGCTTGGCCTTGATGGCCGCGATCGTGCCTTCGTCGAGGCAATCGTAGATCACCTTGATCGCCAACACGGGCGGCAGCGCTAGCAGCTCCTTAAGAGTCATGATCAGCCCGTGACTTCGCCCGTGGTTCGGTCGACGTTCTCCGGCAGCTCGTCTTCGGCTTCCTCTGCCGTGGTTGGGTAAGCACCCATCTTGTCGAGCTGCTCTTGCGCGCTCTCACCGAGCGCAGCGACGGCGGTCATGCCCTTCCCTCGCTCGTGCGCGTCCTCGTACGCGACAGCCTGTTGCAACGGCAGCGTGCGCTCGGAACTGCTCGGGACCCACGTTGCGATCTGGCGAATGCCCGTCTTGAGCGCCATCGGGATGTAGTCGGTGAGCCAGGGGCTAGTTCCGCTTTTTGCTGCCGGCGAGCGAGCGCGGCGCGCCTCGATTTGCCCGCGATTGAGCACGTCCCAAATCGGATCCATGCCAGCCTCGCGCAGCTTCACCACGGGATACACGTGAGTCAGCTTGGTCGGATCCGTGCCGCGCATTGCATCAGTAGATGGCCGGTGCTTGATGTCCGCGTGCAGGCCAAGCTCGTATTCGAACTCGTCACCTTCGAAGACAGGGATCGAGCGGACACTCGACACCACCCCCGAGCGATTCATCAGCTCGATTAGGCCTTTGTAGCCGATGATCAGCTGGCATTCGAGGACGCCTTTGTTCTTGAACGGGATGAGGTAGGCGTGGCCAAGCGGCGTGTTCGGCTCGAGCCCGAGAATGCTGCAGGCCATGATCGAGCTGGCGAAACTGGTGAGGGTGCACGACGCGAGACCCTTGGTCGTGCGCAGCGCGCCAACCGAGAGGCGCACCAAGCGATCGGCGCTCATGTGCTTCGGGAGCACCATCGCGAAGTCCTTCTGGTGCTCGGTGACGAATTCCGCGAGAGTCTTCTGCGGTTTTTCACCGCGGACGATCTCGCCGTTGCCGTTGGGGCGCGCGCGATCGGTCTGGATTGCTGCTGACATGGTGATTGGTGCTTTCCGCGCCTTTTTTACTTGGGCGCTTTGATTTCGAGTGTGTTGACGATGCTGGGCTTGACGGTGTGGCCGGCTTTATTCGTAGTTTTCCAGCGCATCGACCATCCGGTCGCGGTGTACGCCTGGCGGTGCTCACCCATGGCCTGCGCGATCTGATCGGCAGCGGCGTCGCGACACCTCTTTGCCTGGCGCTCCTTTTGGCGAACGTTGGCCAGCTCAGTGTCGAATCGCTGCCACTCGTCGAGAAGGTCGCCGACATCGGGCTCGAACAGTTCGAGCGGGCTCTCGACGATCGCGAGCCTCGCGAGGATCTTGCGTCCCTCGGGGTGCCCATCGGCAGGCGGCTCCTCGCGGTCGAGAACACGCTTCCAAAACGCGCTCCCGGCCTTGACGATCTTGGCGATGGTTGCCTCGTCGCGTGGCACCCATTCCCAGATCATGCGCGAGCCCCAGAGCAGCACGCCGAACAGGCAGCGCTTGGCGTTCGTCACGGCCATCTGCTGCTGACACTGCAGGAAGTACTTTTCCGGAATGCCGACGTCCCAGTCTTCTTGGTCGTAGCCGTAGGAGATGTTTTTGCACTCCATCGGCTCGCCGTCGGCAGTGACGGCGTCGGGCGTCGCCAGCATCCAGGTGTGCTCGGTGCTGCGCAGATGCGGTTCGCGTGCGGCGATCTTCACGCCAGCGCGCTTGGCGAGCTCGCCCAGAATCGCGTCTTGCAGTAGGTTGCCCCATTGCAAGTACTCCTCTGGATCGTCGTTGTCGTCAGGGTCGCTTTCTTCGAGCTTCGAGTAGTAGAGGCCGAGGATCGAGCCCCAGCCGGAGGCGCCAATCAGGATTGCCACCTCTGAAGCGCCAACGCCCGAGCGCCGACGCTCGAGCCACGCCTCGCGGGAGTCGCCTGGCGCGCTGAGCGTCTCGAAGGCGTGCTGCAGTTGCTTGGCGGCGCTCACGCTGCCCCCGCTTCCCGCGGCGGTTGCACCGACAGCCACGAATTGAACCGGAACCACTCCTCGACTTCAGCGCGCCGGCAAAAGTCGAGCGCCTGGCCGAGCGTGTAATTCTTCGGGAACGTCTCGCGCCCGACCTTGAAGATCAGTTCGCCGCACGCGCGAGCGTCGGCGCCCGCGCTGTGCGCCTCCGTGAGATCGATCCCGTGGCGCAGACACGACGCCGAGAGCTTGTGTCGCCCCGTGCCCTTAGCGAACTTGTCGACCTTGCGGATCAGCATCAGCCCGTCGAGCCAAGGCCAGTCCCAGCGCTCGCCGAATGGCGGAACGAAGTGGCGATCGAACCCCGCATTGTAGGCCGCCGGCTGGGCGCCCTCGAGCAACGCGGCAACGTCCGGCTGAAAGAAAGCGTCGTGAAGCGTGGGCGCGTCCGCCACCATAGCGTCGGTGATGCCGTGGATCTCCGTGGATTCTGCGGGGATCGGCATGCCCGGGTTGACGAGCCTTTCCAGGCCCGCAACGAAGACGCCGTTCTCGAAGCGCGCGATACCGAAGGAGACGGCACGATCGCGGCCCGGCTGTTTGCCGGTGCACTCGGTATCGAGGACGCATAGAGGCACGGAGTGCCAGAGATCGTTAAATCGATTCAGCATTCTAATTCTCCAAAGTCGTGCGGCCCTGTAGTGACGCAGTGACGGAGGGGGATGGCCAAAGGGGGTTGGCCCCGTCACTGCGT